GGTCAATTAATTGGTAATGGTTTTCCTTATGCCGGTAAAATATTCTCAATGTCAGCAAATGCACAAAGTAATTTACTTGGTATTTATAGTGCAAAGGAATTATTATCATATCCTTTTGGTTGGAATGTAAAAGATGATTCGGAAACTTATCAAATTGCTGATGTTACCGAAATGGCTAATTTTTTTATGACTGCATTAGGATTTAAAAAAGCGCAGCAAGATAGTGGTACCGTATTAAAGGCACAAGTAACGGCGTGTACTACAATTGAACAATTAGAAGCAATAGAAGATAACCGATAATGGGTTTTATCTTATTCATATTGTCTTTTATTTTAGTTGTGATATTTGCACCTATTGGAATTGCTTTCACGGCTTTAAAAGGTCTTATTCGGCTTAATTATAAAGTTTGGGATATTCAACAAAAGAATATGGCTATTTCACTTGATCAATTTGGTAATGTAGCAATGAAAGGTTTGTTTAACGTGATATTGATTAACTCAAATAAGCACGAATTTGGTGATCCGGATGAAACTATTAGCAGCGTATTAGGAAAAAATAAAAAGAATAATTCCTTAGCATACTTAGGTCGTAGGTTGGATGCTTTGCTAAATGGAATAGATAAGAACCATAGTATAAAAAGTATTGAGGAATGATAGGAGTTTTAATGCAAGTGATACACGAACCACACGCCGTAAATGGAATGGATTTGGTTTTTGGCTTAAAAGACGTGATTACAATAGGTGGTGGTATAATTGCCACCTTAACCGCATTTTTTACGTTAAAATTTGGACAAAAAGCTAATGAAAAAGAAATGGAAACTTTAAAAGATGATATTGCAGCCGAAAAATTAACACGGCACTCAATGAAAAAAGAAATTGTAAATGATTCTAAAGAACGTGAATTGGTTATACATCATCGGATTGATAAAACACAAGAGGATTTTAAAATTGATCGAGAAAAAACGCAAGAGGAATTTAAAGCAATAAATCATAACCTTAGTAAGATCTTAGGCATATTAGAAAACCAACCAAAAGGAAAATAATTATGGGAACTTTGGATAATAAAATTGACAAATTTGTATCAAAGAAATTTTTGGCTTGGGTTGTGGCTACCGTATTTCTTGGTTTAACGTGGTGTACTAATGAACAATGGTATTTTATAACCTTAGCATATTTAGGTATGCAAGGTGCAATAGATGCTTTGAATAAAAAGGGAAAATAAAATGGGTGAATTAAGCAAAAATCTTAGCATAGCTGAGGTAATAAAATCGAATACGGCAACTCGAAAAGGCATTGATAATAGTCCTACTGATGAACATTTGGAAAACTTAAAGGCATTGGCTACAAACGTATTCCAACCAATGAGAGATCAATTAGGTGCAATTTCAGTATCGAGTGGTTATAGATCTAAGGATTTGAATACTGCAATAAAAGGTAGTAAAACATCGCAGCATTGCAAAGGTGAAGCACTTGATTTGGATAATGATTTTAAGGTTGATAGGGCAACAAATACCGAAATATTCAATTATATTAAAGATAATTTAGAGTTTGATCAATTAATATGGGAGTATGGTGATGAAAAGAAACCGGATTGGGTTCACGTATCATATACCACAAGCAAAAAGAATAGGTATCAAATCCTAAGATGCAAAAGAGTTAATGGAAAACCAAAATATTACCCTTATGAAAATTGAGAAAATATTGGTGGTTGCGGTTAGTATAATCGCTATTGTGCTTTGCTTAGAAATAAGTGGCATATTTGATACTAAGGTACCGGATGGATTTACGCCAAAAGAGGTAGCATTAATGATGAAAGTAAAGGATCTGAATAAAGAAATTGAAGATCTAAAAATTGAAAACGAAATAATTGAAAAAGACAATGAGAGGATTACACAAAATATTGGTGCCGATAGTGCTGCTATTTACGATGGTAGTAGGGCATACCGAGATAGTCTTAGGGCAGAATTGTTCGGACAATGATAGCTTGATCCATTACACGGATGCAATGGATAAGAAATGCTTAGAGTGCTTGGTTAATAAGCCTAAAAAAGATAGTCTTATTTCTAACTATGGCTTACAGATCTTAAATTTTAAAGATATAATCGTTAAGACAAATGAAAAAAGTGCCGCTTTCAAGGTAGCTTATGAAGATGAAAAAGTAATTAGTACCAATTTAGCGGAAGATCTTGATAAGGCTCGTAAATGGTCTAAAAGAATATTAATTGGCGGTCCATTAGTAGGTTTAGCTATTGGAATACTGATTACACGGTAAACACAATTCTCCCTAATTCCCTTTGTTGTGTTGGCATCCTTAGAAATAAGGGTGCCTTTTTACTTTCATATAGTATTATATGGTTTACTTTACTTTAGGTGTTTTTGCAAACATTTATTCGATTAATGTATTCGGTTTAAAATTAATTGGGTTCATTTTGAGGTTGTTAGGATTTTTATCGAAAAAAAAATAAAAAAAGTTGCTTAGTATATAAAATTATATATATATTTGCTGAGTAATTAATTAAAACATCAACTAAAAAACTAAAAAAAATGGCACACGAAGTAGCACAAGAAATCCTTAGACAATTAGGTGGAAAAAGATTTATAGTAATGACCGGTTCAAAGAACTTTGTCGCTGATAAAAACCTTTTGGGTATGAAATTAGCACGAAATTCAAGCGGTGCAAACTATATGAGAGTTAAATTAAATGGTTTAGATCTTTATGATATTGAATTTTTATCGATTAGAGGTACAAACGAACCAAAAGTAAAGCATCAATTTAATGATATTTATTGTGATCAATTGGTAAATATTTTTGAAGAAACTACCGGTTTATATACATCATTTTAAAAAAACATCAACTAACTATAAAAATTAGAAAAAATGGCAGAATTAAAAACAGATCCAAAATTTAAACAAACAAGAAAAGTAGGGGTAGCCGGTGGCTTCTTTAATCAACTAATGGGAAACAACAAAAGCGTACCGGTGGTAGGCGAGGGTGCAACCTACTTAATGTATTCAGATCGCCACGCTTACGAGGTAATTAGCGTAGATGAAGAAAATCAAAGTTGCGTTATTGAAAGGTATGATCCGGAAAGAACTGATAATTTAGGTATGAGTGATTCGCAAGGTTACAAGTATGAAAAATTAACCGGTAGCCGTTTAACCTTAGTTTGGCGAAAAAAGCAAGGTGGGTGTTGGTGCGTTCATTCTAAAGAAGTTAGAATAATTCCAAAAGTTTTAAAAGAAATGGAAAAAGTATCTAATAAATGGAATCCTTTTGATCAAATCAAAGAAGTTTATGGTCAAGAGGTTTATGATCAAGTTTGTGAGCAAAAAGATCCGGATAGCCGTTGGGCAGCAAACATTGTTGAGGGTATTACAAAAGAATATGATCGTTACCATCCTTTCAGCATAATTTTTGGAGTTAAGCAAGAATATTATGATTATTCATTTTAAGGTGATATAAGGAATTAAATAATTAATTAAGTATAAACACAAGTAAATTATATAAGTATGAAAAAAATCAAAGCTAAGGCGGCTTATTCGTTATTTGAATTAGAGCCTAAAACTAAGAAGTTGATCGACAAAGAAAAAAAGGATAACGGTGTAAATAAAGATTTCACGGTTAATAAGTCGATTGAATACTTCTTTAAAAACCGGACAAAGATCAAACCAAAGTATAATTATGATTTTGATCCTAAAGGTCGTGAAAGGGTGTATATCTACGTAACACTAAAAAACGCTAAGTTGCTTAATACTGAAAAAGATTTAAAGGATGTTGCTTTTAATAGTATAATCAACACGGCGGTAAAGTTTTACTTTAAGAATAGGTAGTGGAACGCAAGATAAAACACGAGGTAATCAATAAGGTTAATATAAGTGAACTAATGAAGCACTTTAAAACCTCAGAAATTGCTTATGTTTTTGGTGTTACTGAGGACTATGTTACAAAGACTGAAAGGTTGCAAAGGATAGTTACCGGAACGGATGATGATGAAATGAAACTTGGTCGTAGAGGTGCTTGGAAATTGTCAAAAGAGCGTATTACACTTGGTCAATGGAAGAATGAAAATAATATATAAACAATTGGCAATCAATACATTAAAAAAGCGTAGGTTTGCCCAAAACATTAACTAAATTAAAAATTATGAGTGAAAAAACACACTACCGAAAGGTATTTAAAAGCGATCATTTAGGTTCAGCCGATTTAGAGGAAATGATTGAAGATGGTAAAAAATTAATATTTACGATCAAAGAAGTTAAGCAAGAGTATGGTGCTACGGTTGCCGGTAGAAAAATCGATGCTAACATTGCATATTTCAAAGAGGACATTAAGCCGATGGTTCTTAATGCTACAAATTCAAAGCAAGTCGCAAAATTTGCCGGTTCAAAATTCGTTGAGGAAATGAACAATATAACGATTGAGTTATATATTGATAGCAGCGTAAAAATGAAAGGTGAAACGGTAGGTGGCGTAAGAATAAGACCGGTACAACCTCAGATCGTTAAACCGGAATTAACACCGGATCACAAACGATGGGATGCAGCAAGAGAAGCGGTATTAAATGGTAAATTAGAGGGTGTATTAGCACGTTATGAATTATCGAGTGCAAACCTTTTATTAATTCAGAAAAAATGATATTTCACGAAGTAGAACAAAACACCGATGCTTGGTTTGATCTAAGGGTTGGTAAAGTAACAACCTCAAACTTCGCAAAATTTATGGCGAATTATGGTAAAGCCTTTGGTGATCCGGCTAAGAAATACGCCTTTAAATTAGCAAAAGAGCAAGTTACCGGTGAAAAATCTGAGGAAAAGCAATATACAAGCGCTGATATGGATGCCGGTCATACTTGGGAACCGGTTGCAAGAAATGCTTATGAAGATGAAACTTTTAACATTGTTTCAAATGGTGGTTTTTGCCAAAGTTCAAAGTATGAAAATGTAGGTGGATCACCGGATGGTTTAGTTCTTGCCGATAATGGTGGTATTGAAATTAAATCTGTTATTGATTGGACACAAAGAAACACCATAAAAAGAAACTCTTTTGATCCTACGTATAAATGGCAAATCTTAGGTAATATTTGGTTATGTGAATTAGATTACTTGGATTTCATAAGCTATGGTTATACATATACCGAAGAAAAAAAGTTGTTTGTACATAGGGTTCATAAGGTAGAATATCAAGATCAAATTGCGATGATTGAGCCAAGATTAAACGACTTTTTGGCATTAATCGAAATGGAAAAAGCATATTTATAAACATTAAAACATCAAAAAAATGGAATTAGTAAAAGTAGATGCAAAAGAATTCGGCATTGAGGAAACAAAGGCGAAGCAAATCGCTGATCAATTTAAGCCTATGTTAGATGAAATGGCTAAATTGGAAAAGGAATACAATGAGATCAATAAAATGGAAATGAGTGAAGCCAAAGTTGAAATGGCAAGGGCATTACGTTTGAAGTACGTAAAAGTACGTACCGGAACTGCGGCAATACACAAAGAGCAAAAGGCTTTCTACTTAAAAGCCGGTAAGTATATTGATGGATGGAAAAATGCACAAATATTTGCTACTCACGGTATTGAAGATGGGTTAAGCGGTATTGAAAACCACTTTGAAAACATTGAAAAAGAACGTATTGAAAAGATCAAAGAAGCAAGAGGTATAGAGGTAAGAAAGTATTTCAAAGAGGGTGAATATAGTGGTGTAGGCGTTAATTTAGGTGAAATGTCCGATGAAGTTTGGGAAAATTACATTGCCGGAACTAAGTTGAACTATGAAACGAGAATTAAGGCAGAAAAGGAGGCAGAAGCGG